GCTTGGCGATCTGCGCGCGCGGCTACACGATCTGACCTATGGAGATATGATGGAGTTCTGCGGCGAGGTGCTGGCACTTGTCGCGGACGCGCCCATCACGATGCCGAACGACCTTGCGAAGTTGTTGTACCGCTGGTCGTGCTCATGGTCGTGCTCGGAGCGCGATGCGAACGACGTGTCACGCTGCCCTGATTAAAGTCAGCCCGTGAACGGCGACAGGCGTCATCGTCTGCAATGCAGCGCCGCCACCATTGAGGTTGACGGTAATGCCTGTCGTTGCAACCTGGGTGTTTATTTGCGAACCAGGAATATAGAAGGTTCCCCCTGGGCCGGCAGCCTGACCGGACGGTATTACATATGACACGATGTGCTGGTGACCTGGGTCCGTAATCGCCAGATTGTAGGCCGGCAGCACCGACTGGGTGATGGTCCTGTTTTGCGTCCCGCCGCCGGCAAATAGCGTTGTGCCGTCAACACCGCCGCCTGCCGTGGTGATACGGCTCTGGCCCTGGTCGAGGGAGACGCGGCCTCGGCCACGAAAGTCAGGCAGCGTGGTACTGCCAAGAAAGGCATTGAGCGCCGGGTAAGTCGCCGCACTGAATGTCGTGCCGTCGCAATTGAGATATGGATGCACCGTGCAATTCGTGATCCATGCCGGCACCGCTGACGCAGCTAAATCCATGTACGAGCCGACACGTCCCATGTCGAGGTATTTGCAATCGACGCCGTCGTTGAAGATGTGAACGATTTCGCCAGGAGGCGCGGTGATTATTTTCCCCGGCGCCGCCGACTGCAAAAAGATGACAAAGGCCCCCTGGGCACCGACGCTGTCGATCATCCAGAACCCGGAACGGGGAAGGGTGACGGTCAGGTTCCCGACCAGAGTGCCGCTAAAGCGCAGCATGGCGCTTTGCGTGCCGTAGGGGCCGGACCACAGCGACCCGGCGTTTGGGGGAAGGCCGTTGTTACCTGTCGTGAACGTATATGCGCCGCTGGTCTGGCTGATCGACCACACATTGGCAGCGAGGGAATCTGCCGCGCCGAAATTGGCGTTTGCCGGCTGATCCCACGTTCCGATGTCGCTGTTGTGGGTCGGCTGATATATTTGGATGTTGGTCGTTTGCGGATCAGGCATGGGCATGCCCCCTTTCGACCCTTTCCCAGTAGTCGAGCCCCTTGCCGTTCTTCATGAACCAATCGCAGCCGCCGCGCCGCGCGATGAATCCGGCGACCGCCGTACATGAGTACGGCGCGCGGAACATCTCGCACAGTTCGCAGCGGTGAACGGCGGTGCCGCGGTCAGGAGAGTAGTGGGATTGGATGCGGGTTTTTAGCGGCGGGGAGGAGACTTGGCCTCCGGCTGCGAACGCCTGTCGCGGAGCACCTGCTCCAGCTCCTCCTTGGTCGGAATTCTCTGTGGCACGTTGGACTCCTGCTTCGAGGATCGCTTGGTCGCGATCGGTGCGGAACGGCTGGGTGTACATGGCACGCCCGGTGGGGGCAACCTTGGTCGGCACGCGCTGCAGAGGCGCAGCGGCAGCGGCAGCTCCGGGCGCCGCTGGGGGCACCGCCTGTGATTGGCCTTGCCGGGCGAGTTGGCGGTCCATGAAAAAATCATAAGCCGCGTCGCGTTCGGCGCCCTGCAGATTGAGGATGCGCGCGGCCTCCTTGCGGATGGCCAGATTTTTTTCCTCTTGTGCGGCCGCTGCTCTCCCAGTGATGCCCTTGATCGCGCGCTTGATTGCCCAGCCCTTGGCTGTTTCGATCGGGCTAACGACACCGGCAGCCATCTGCTCGGGCGTAACCGGCATGTCTTTGGGCAGCCATTGCCGCTGATAGGCCAGCACCTCGGCGGTGGGGGACGTTCTTGCTCCCACAAGCAACCGGCGCGGGGCATCGCGCATGGCGACTTCCTGGGCGACCGAGGCAAAAAGCTCGTCCGCCCGATCGTCGCCGATCAGGCTGCGAATCTTGCTCTGGTTTGCCGGCGAGGCGACTTCGGTCAGGACATTGCCGCTGCGCCGTTCCAGCGTTCCCTTGCGCCGCGCCACGTCGCTCAAGTAGTTGCGCAGGCCGATTTCGGCAGCGCGCCGCTGCGGGTCGCTCATGGCTTCGACGATGCCGGGAACCTCGGTCTCATGGGTGCTCGGCTTGAGCAGGTCCTCTCCGGTCTTGCGCGCGTCGATCATGGCGCTGGGTTCGGCCCACGATCGCAATGCTGGCTTCCATACACCCGCCACGTTCTGATCGGGATGATTGTCGACCGCATTCGTCAGGTCATTTCTTAGTGTCATGAACTCTGAAGCGCGGGTGCCCTCGCCGTTGTTGACGGCGGTACGCACGGCATCGTTGAGATGCATGCGGGCGAGCTGCATCGCTCGCGTCGTCGGCACCCTGACGATCTCCGGGCCGTCCTCGCCGGGGATGACGAAGCCGTTCGTCGCCGGCATGTTGCGGTTCGCGAGCGACCTGTTGGCTTTGCGCAAGGCATCGATCATGTCAGGCCGCGAAAGCACATTCTCCAGTTCTGGCGTCATCGACACCGCAGTGCTGTCGAACCGCCGCCAGAACGGGTTTGACTGCTGGGCGCGCAGCCGTTCGATCTCGGCCTCCCATTCGGTTTTGTTGACGTTCTCGCCGAGCGCGCGATCGATGAAGGCCTCGGTACGTGGCAGCGACTCTTCGTGGCGCTGGCTGACCGACTGCATCAACTCGTTGCGACCCTGGCCCGGCATCGAGTGGATGCCGCGCGCTTCGCCTTCCATGTCCGGTGTCGCTTCGGCGAACATCTGCTGCGGCGACATTTCCTCCTTGAGCTGTTCGACATTGCCGGGCGTCATCTGCTGACGCTCGAAGACCCGGTCGAGCCATTGCAGCGTTTCCGGCGACGCATCGGCGACCGGCCCGGGCACCGCGGCGGTGCGGGCGGCTCCAACCTCGGGGCGGTAGTTGTGTGACACGTCCGGCGGCAGCAACCTGACATTAGGGTCGCGGCCCGGCCGGCCCTGCATCATCGGCTCGGCCGGCTGGCGGAACATCCAGTAGCCCTGGGTGAGGTCCCGTTCGAGCGCCGCCATATCGACTGGCGGCGGCGGGGCGACGGCACGGGCGATGGCCGCTTCCAGGGCGGGTGCCGGGCGGGGTCCGACCTCGATGGCTTGGAGAGGCTTGCCTGTGGCCAATTGCACGCCTCTAGCCGCCGGGCCCGTCCAAATCGGGGCGGTCTCCGACCAGCGCGGCAGCGCCGGCAGGTTGCGCGCAGCACGGAGCAGATCGGGGGCGGCGCCGAGGGCCGCCATCCCCTCGGGAACGCGGGCGATGCCGGTAGCCAATTGCGCAGCCTGAGACAATTCCTCCTTCGGGATGCCGCTGTAGTACTCCGCCGGGCGGCCCAGATAATGGCTGATCGCGGTGGATGGATAGGCTAAGGCTGTACGGGTCGCGCCGGCTGCGATGTCGTAGAGCGCCTTGGCGCCGCCCAGGAGATCGGAGTTGTAGGGCTTGGTGCGGTCGGCGAGCGCGGCCTGTTGCTCGGGCGTGGCGCCTGTCAGGTATTGCATGCCGTGGGCGGCGCGTGCGGACTGCTCGGCCTGCTCTTTGGCGACTTCCTCCTCGTAGGTCGGTGGCTGGGCCTCGGCGGGGCCCAGCACGTTGCCGAAGATGCTGCGGCGGGCCGGCGGCAGGGGGCGGCCTGTGAACCAAGCGCGCGCCGGCGGCTCGGCAGCCGCGGGGGCGGGGGCCGGCGTGAATGGCTTTGAGGGATCGAACTCCGGCGTAGGACCGGCAGGAGCCGCCTCGAACGGCTGCGACGGGTCGAATTCCGGAACGTCTGCCATCACGGCCCCGCTGCAGCGGCGGCCGCTGGCTTGTAGTTCCCGTCAGGCTGCAGCTCGTAGATATGGCCGTTCTGTATCACGCGCTTAGCCGGCGCGGCGGGTGGCGTGATCCGCGCGCCGCCCATGGACGGCGGGACGACAGGCGCGGCTGGGGGCGCGGCAGCGGCTGGTGCTGCCGCTGGCCTGACGGCCTCTTCGGCGCCCGCTGCAGGCACCTTGCTTGGGTCTGTATCCTTGCCGTTGGGAGCGAGAGGAATGCCGCGGTTCGCCCGCACGGCATCACGTTCGCGTGTGATCTGTTTCTGCAATTGCTGCACCAGGCGCCGATATGTTTCGGGTGAGTCAGACGTGGACAAGAACGAAAGCGCCTTATCGCGATCGCTCTCGCGCATGACACCGGTCGGGTTCATGGCGCGCGCCCAATGCTCGGCGAGTTGGAGGTTCGCCATGCCGAACTCTTTTTGTTCGGGCACCGATGCGATGATCCTTCCCTTCTCCAAGATGTTGTTCAGCGGCACCCATCCGGTGCGCCACAGGTTGTCGCTTGCGTCAAGCGCGGCGGGGATTGCCGCCGCAGTTGCGGACAGGATGAGGTTGAGATTGCCCTCGCGGGTGCCGGCGGTGCGCGCCTCGGCGCTAAGACCGACTTGTCCTGCTTTGAATGCTTGAGCGTTCCTGCTCAGGAAGTCCGATGCCTGCTCCGGTGTATAGCCGTATTCGGGCCCTGTCAGAATCGCTGCGGCTCGTTCATTGATCGCTTGAACTTTCTGACCGCCCTGGGCGCCGCGATACAATCCCGTCAACGATGCAGCATCGCCGCGGATGAACCGACGCGCGGCAATTTCCATCCATGCTGGGGTTGGCTGGTCGGCATCGAGCCCGGTCTTGCCTGCGGTAGCTCCGGCCGCCTTGGCTTTGGCCAACCTTTCAGCCGCGACGGGGTCGGCCGGGCCACCAGGGGTCGGCACAACGCCTTCCGGCGTTATCTGATAGGGTCTGGTTTTCTTTTCGTATTCGAATTTCTCGCGTTCGCGCGCTTCTTTTCCGGTCGCTAGGTTCTCCATTCGGTCAGCGCGTTCCGCGGCTTGGTTGAGCTGTTGCACGCGGGCGTCGACCTGTTCCTGCGAGAGCTTCATTTTCTCGCGCGCCGCTTCCTGCTGCTCGGCGTAGCGCCCGGCCTCCCGGTACTCGCCCATGGCGCCAAGGCCAGCTTGGCCGACCGCCTCGCCGAACCAGGGCGAGCGGCTTGCCATGAGGCCGAGCGCGAAGGTGTCCATGGCATCCTTGCCGCGCGGGGAGAGGCCGAACAGATTGCTGGCCAGCGGCTGGTCGCGCCCCGGCATTGGCTGGACGTTGCCGAGGGTGGGCGGTACCGGTTGCGCCTGGGCACCGGGATTGAATGATGCCGGCGTATTGCTGGCCATTATTCCACGACTTGCCGGCCCCAGCGGGCTGCTGGCCTCATATTTGTCCCAGGCCTCTTTGGACATTGTGCCGCCGGGCCGCACGGACAGGATTGCCTCCGCGACGCCCGGCGCGAATATCGACGGGTCCGAGGCCGCGAGTTCCGCCGCGGTCATGTTGGCCTGGTCCTTGCGCACCGGAACGAAGCTCGCCGGGGCTTCGTCGGGCCGATAGACGGCGTCGCTGAGGCCTCTTCCGGCAGTGCCGGGCATCTGGATGCCGGCGAACCGATCGCTCGACGATCCAGGCCACGGCAGAGTGCCGAAATTCCCGCGTAGCGAGGGCGCTGGTGCGCGATCGGCGGGGCGGGGCAAGTCTATGATCCCCTCCTGCAAACCTTCCCACGGAGCTCCTGGCGCGCGTGGCGGGTATCTGTCCGCAAAAGAGGCAGGCGCCTGGGCGTATCGGTCGGAGAAGGAGTCGTCTGGACCGCCGCCGGCCTGGTAGCCGCGTCGCCGGCCGATCGCCCGTCTGGCGATCTCAAGCGCGCCGTCGACGCCGCCGCCTTTCCGGAATTCCGGGCCGTGCAACGTCGGCGGGATGGACTGGGCGATGGGGACTTGTTGCGGCCACAGAGTTTTCGGCACAAAGCCCCTGCCGGGAATGTACCAATTGCCCGCCTTGTTGCGGACCATTTGGGCCCGCAGCGCCTCGATGGCGTCAGGATCGGTCGGCCATTTCGGTACTGCGGCGGCAGCCGCTGGGGCGGCGGCCGGCGGTCCTGTGGGCGGGATTTGCGAGCGCAGCGCCGCGGCGGCTTGTTTGGCTTCGATCGCCTGGGAGCGCAGCATGCCGTATTTGGCGCCGATCGCGCCCAGACCGGCGCCAAAACCTGCCTCCGGCAAGACGGTGCCGGCCCAGAACTGTGGGTCCATATTGGCGCGGTCAGCGGCGGCACGCGCCGGGGACCCTTCCGGCATGGCGAGGTCCATGTAAGTTGGGGCGTAGGCTCCGAGCGCGCCTTCGAGCGCACCGCCGCCCATGGCGCCTGCATAATTGGCCAACCGATGGCCTGGGCCACCGACGCGGCCCATGACGTACCCACCGAGTGTCGACAGCGGGGGAGTTCCACGCCCGGCGGCGGTCAACCCCGGATGGCGCGTTCCGAACGGAGCGTTTTGAGCGAGCCAGTCATCGGCTTGGGCATCCCACGCCTGCTGACGCCGGGAGGTGTCGCCCTGGGCGGCCTCGACCCTATCGTCATAGCCCTTTTGCCGACCGGTTGCCTGCGCCATGATCGTCGCGATCTGGGCGTTGATCGGCTTGGTCTGATCGTCGAACGGCGCTCCGGCCGTTGCCGCTGCAGCTGCTTGCGCCTTCGGACCAGGGGAAGCCTGCTTCTGGGCGGCGACGATGGCCTTGGCGCGCTTGTCCGTGATAGGCCCGAGTTGGGCGCGCAGTCTGGCGATCTGCGCCTCCTCATCGGCCGTGGACGTTGGTCGTGGGCCAAATTGATCGAGGACATCGAGGTTAGCCGGACGCGGGCCGAGCGCCTTTTCGAGTGCAGCGCGTTGGGCGGTCTCGTCCGGGGCAGCCCGGGCCGACGACCACGGCGAAGATGTCGCTCCCATCACGCCCACGTCGCCGAGCGTTCCCATCGCCTGCCCGGTTTCCCGTGCAAAGGCCGGCGCTGCGCGCTCCGCGGCACCGAGGCCCAGTCCTTCTGCGCCGCCGAATGGGATCGACATCAAGGCGGCGTTGGCGAAGTCTCCTATCGCGGGCGCAAGGTTGGGATTGTAATTTGGTCCCGGCACTTTGCCGGCGACGTTTGGCCTAATCTGAGGCGGCGGGGTTGGCGTCGCGAGATAGCGCTGCAGGTTCGGCGCCGTGATGCCGAGCCAGGGATTAGCCGCCTGGCGCAGCCGGGCGAGGTTCTCGTCGCTGATGCCGGAAAGGTCGGGTGCGCCGCCATCGGCGAAGCCGACGCGGCCGCCGCGATTCATGTCGGTCAGGCCGCTCAACCCCATCGTTTCGGGCGACCACGTTTGATTGACGCCTACACCTCTTGACCAAGCGGTATCGTCAAACGTCCCGGCCGGCGAGGACGATGTGTCGGGGCCCGTCGCTGAGCCGGCCGGGCTCTTGCCGCTCCCCCCCCCAAGCCGCTGCAAGCCGCGTAGGGTTGAGAGCGGGTCCGTAACGCTTCCAGGCATATAGGGCGGCGCCGGCACGCCGCGGCCGTGGGCGATCGGGTAGGCCGGCACGTAGCCGAATGTTCCTGCCCAGGGCAGCGGCGAAATCGGGCCGCCGCCCGAAATCGGGCCGCCGCCATCGGCGTAGCCCGTGACGGCGCCGCCACGCTCGAAGCCGAGGTATGGCGCTACGTACCCGAGGCCTTGCGTGATATCGCCGCCGATGGTGCCGAGCGCTGAGCCGATATTGCCCCAGTTGTTGAGCCCATAGAGCCCAGCGCCGACGGCCGTGTTCCACGGGTTGGGCTGGGCCTGCGTCGCCGTCGTCGTTGCGGTGCCGCCCATGTTCGAGCCGACGCCGGTCTCGATGCCCGCCAGCCAGCCTGTCTGCTGGTAGGGGAACGCCTGCTGCTGTTGCCACTGGCCGTAATTCCATGCCAGTGGCGCCTGGGCCTGCTGCTGCTGGAGCCCACCGGTTCCGAGCTGGGCGCTGGCACCTTGGAGGATGGTGGAGAGTTCCTCCTGGCCGAGTTGGCCGAAGGTAAACGCGCCCATTGCCGCGCGTTGCGCGTCTTGTTGAGCGGCGTTTAGAGCCTGATTGTAATTTTGGACGTTGAGGCCGGCGAGCGTCGGCGCTTCGGAGAGGGCTTGCTGGCGCGCGAGTTCGGCCTGGGCAACGCCTGTGCGATCGTTGAACAGACCGCCGCCTTGCAAAGTTCCTCCAAGCAGTTGCGCCTGCTGCTCGGCGTTGAGTTCTTGCAGGTTGCCCATCGTCGCCTGGGTAACATCCTGTTGAAACGGATTGAGGTAGTTCGTGATCGCGCCGGCTGAAATCGGCGACGCCCCTGCCAGCGCCGACAGCGTCGCTTGGTTGATGTAGGGCTGAGCGGCACCTTGGGCCTGATTGACCGTTTGAAATGCGGTTTGCTGGGCCGGCGAGAACGGCGCGATCGGCGCGCCGCCGGGATAAGCCTGCCAGGGATTTGAGGCGACGTTCTGGGCGCGACTGATGAGCGAATTATAGTCATTCATCAGAGCCGGCGGCGGGCCGGTGGTCGTCGTTGCTTGGGATTGACCTTTGGTGCCGCCGCACATGGATTAAATTCTCTTTTACGCTCTTTCTAACGCCCGCTGCTTGTCGGCGGGGTGACCATTGAAGCGGTCGAACTCGGCGCGGATGGCCCGGCTGCGTTCAATCATCTGCTCGTAGTGGCCCGCTTGTTTCGCTGCCTCCACACGATCGAGGAGCCGTTTGACGGCGGCGAAGCGATCTAGATCATGCTTGAAGCGTTCTGTCATGCCGGTCGGGCCATGGACGACTCGGTCTTCGTCATACCACAACTTGTCGCGTTCGCTGTCGGAGATCGACACTTTCCATGACACCACGTCCTTGGGCCGCGGATAGACGAACCACGCGCCCGCTGGCTCGCCGAGTATCTTGCGATAAAGGCGCACCTTGGCTTCCGTGCGCTGCGAGCTGATCACACCGATTAACAGCGTAAGCTTGAGTTCGTCGGCGCATTGTTTTGCCCATTCGACGAGGGCTCGCAAGTGACGGCCGTGACCGATCTTGCGGAATGCCGGCCGGACATAGTTGAATTGTTCGGAGAGGAAAAAGTCGGTCGAATATTCATAGCAAGTGATCATCAAGAATCCGATCGCCTCTATGGCGCCGGGAGGGCCGATAAGGGCGATGATGCCGCCTTTCTTCTGGAGTGCTTTGGCGATCCACTCGCGCGTGCGCGCCTCATCCATCGAGAAGATGCCGTTCTCGGTATGCAGCTCACGGCACAGCACCATGACTTCCGGCTCGTCGGCTGGTGTCGCGAGACGGATAGTCGATTCACTCATTGATAGCCTCCGAAGCCCCAAGTGATCGCCCAGAGCAAATACAGCGTTATGCCGACGAGCGCCACGCAGCCGATGACGCCAAGGGTGGTCATCATTGCGCCGGCCCAGGCAGCTTGGCGAGCTGCTGCTTGTGCGCTTTACGCACGTTGAGCACCCAGGCGTCGAGGATGCGGTGTCCTTCCTTGATCGAGCCGTGGCCGATCTCTTTAACGGTCCCCGGGTGGATTACGTACTCCCCTCCGGCTCCCATGATTTCCACGGGATTGTAGTTATCGTCGTCGCGCTCATGCGGAACGCCGCCTGTAAACAGCACAATCGGTGCACCGCCCGCCCAAAACCCCACGGTTTTGGGAGCGCTTGGGGCTCGCGGCAGCCCGGCGCCGTGGCCCATCTTCGGCAGTGCGGTGCCGAACGGGCCGGACGAGAACATGTTGTTGAGGCGGGTGAAGCCGGCCATCGTGTTGTTCTGGCCGAGGTGCGAGACATGATCGGCCGGCAGCACGTAGGAACCGGAAGGCACATTGAGCGCAACGTGGTCGGTGCGCCCGGCGACGCCCGACATGATCGGCCCGGTGTGCATCATGCCGGAGGCCTCGCGTCTGGCAAACCAGGGCATCATGCCGCCCATGCCTGGGTTAGGTCCGCCGAAGGCGCGGCCGGCCCGGCGCTGCGTGGCGTAGGCGATAGCCAAGGCCTGCTTCTGCGATTTGACGTGCGGGCTTTCGCCGATCTCGCCCATCAGCGTTTTGACGTTCTGCTTGAACGCGGGCTGGCTACTGGAGTGGACGAGTGGCATAACTCATAGCCCTTCTTTTTCGCTCAACTTACTGTCCGAAATATCCGGCCCCAGCACACGAACCTTGACTGTCACGCCAGGAGGGGCCTCGACCACGATCGAGACCTCATTAGGTGCTGCAGCTATTGGTGGCTGCGCTGCGTTACCGGTTGCCCACTCGGCAACTAACTGTTCGACACCGTGATCATAGCTATTAATATCGCATGGCCCGATGCCATTTATCTCGTGTGGCTCTGGCCCAACGATGCCGTCTGTGAACTGCCACAGCCAAAAACTGTCCCAACTCGTCTGCCACTTCGGTTCCGGTCCGTACTGGCACAGCCACAGACGGCGTTTGCCGAGCCATGGATCGATCTTGCTGCCGAGGGCTTCTTTGGCAGTGTTTCCCGAATACAAAACGCATTGACCTTCGCGCCCGAGTTGCTGCTCGACCTCTGCCATCCACTCTTTTACGGCCGACAGGCTCATGGTGTTGGAACCATAGTCCTCCCAATCGAGACAGAACAATTCATCAGGGTCAGGACAGGCATAGCGCATGAAATTATCGATCTGCGCCGATGTCGAGGCCGCGGTGGCGAAATGATACGCACCCCATTTGAGACCGGCCGCCTTTGCTGCCTTTTGCTGCTGCACATAGGTCGGGTCGGTATAGCCAGAGCCCTCCGTAGCTTTGTAAATGCATCCGACGATGCCATCGAGTTTGACAGCGTCATAATTCGATGCAGGGTCCCAATGGCTCAAGTCCACGACGCGCGGTTTGACCGGGTATGCCATGTCAGCCCCCTTTGCATTGCGCTAGGAGCAGCTCAAACTGCCGGTGCTCGTAGCCGCTTTGCTCATGACTGATCCATATGACGGCACCAAGTAAGGCGAATTGGAACAGAACAAGAGTCAGCAGCATCGGCGAACCCTTGAGGGCCGCAATGGCCTCATTAGCACTCGCTGTGATTTTCTCGATCATTTTGAGCTAATCTCAATCGCAAGACTAGACGACAGCGAGTGAAGTCTCAAGACGGACTGTTAGCGCACCCGGCGCGCACGAAGGTTCCAACCAAAAAGCTGACAGGTGCTGGTGCCGAACGTTGCCAGGGCTACGAGAAAGACCGTTGTTGTCGACGCCAGCGACAGCCGCGTCGGCCCGCAGCGCACGATAGAACCGCCGCCGCCCGCGGACATGGCCACCGTGTTGCCTAAGCTAAAGTCGCCGAATGCTGAAATATCCGTTGTGACTATCGTAGCCGATGTTGTGGTGATGCAGCATTGAAGACTGTTAATTGTCGTCGTGCCGGCGGCGGTGAACACCACAGCGCCCGACACTTCCCAGTCGCCCGCCGTCAGCGAAATCGAGGTAGCGTTGACACTGGTGCCGCTGGTGAGCGGGGGACCGGACCCGTAGGCGAGGTTCGCTTGGACAAGCTCGCCGACCTGACCGGCTGCAGCATTGTCGTTGGTCGAGGTACCGACGAGGGCCAAGACGCCGGTCATGGTGTCGCCGGCAATGTTTACAACGCGCCCCCACAGGCCATTAATACGGCCGTAAGTGGTGCCATCGTGTGCGCTATCGCCGATGGTGGGGGCACCGGTTATAAATGCCTGCGATAAGCCATTGACCGCCGTAACCAGATTGCGGCCAATATTGATTATCGCCGACGACGAAGCCGGGCCGCCTGCGTCCTGCGTACTCATGGATTTCTTCCGTCCGCCCTCGTCGCGTCATACTCATCGCGGAACATCTTCTCCCATTGGCGCGGGATCATTTCATACGCTCCTCGGACATCGCGGACATCGAACAGCTCAGGCAGCAGCAGGTTTCTGACCGCGTCCACATCGATCAACCCAGGGGCGATACGCTCCTGCACCAGCAGCATGTCCTCATCCGTTGGCATGATGATCCCGCGCAGCGGCATCAACCGCTGCGCGGCGATTACCGCTGGGGCGGCGAACAGACCACGCAGGAAGCCGCGTCGGCTAAGGATTACGTCCATCTGGCCTTGTCCTGTAGCGTGTCATGCCGAAGCGCCAGAAGGTGCCGATGTCTTGGCTCTCGATGCGCAACGTCATATCACGCGAGCGCAGCCGCGGCTCGAAGAACTGGGTGAGCTTCGTCACGGTGAACGGTCCCTGCACGTTTGGCGAAGGATCGTTTGGAAACTCCTCGCCAGTAAGCGTGAAAATGATATTGGCGTTTTGGGAACCGCCACGCTGTCCCCATAACATATCGGGCACGACGTAATCCACGAGCTGGAAGTCCTCGCCCTTGCCGAGGGCAAATGCGCCCGTGACAATGACTGCGTTCATAGCGATCCCGTCCATGTCGTAGCCAACTTCGTGTTGGTAAACCAATCCAGAAGTCGCGCCACCGAGCGGATTGCCGAGGATTGATTGATCTGTCCAGGCCGAGCGGCCCATCGGCCCCTTGTCCCATTCGCGCTCGACGACGTTGAATTTAACGTAGGAATCGTTCTCGCCGGTACCACCACTCCTACTTGGGAAATACCAGCCGATCTCGTTCCACTGCGCATTGGAGAAAAATCTGACCTTGGCGAGGTTGTTGCGGTCGAGGTTTTGAAAGACGAAATCACGCACGTTGCACGGCAGAACGACCGGCACACCGCCGACTGGCATAGCGAAAAATTGGTTTTGGCTCATCCAATATGTCGTCGTACCGAGCGCGCCGCAGGCCTTGCGGCCGACCAGCCCGCAGCCCTCCATGATCACATTCCAATCGAAGACCGGCTGGCCGATTGTGGCGAGACCAACGTACATGCCTGACCACACTGCGAGGTCGGTCCAGGCCAGGAGTTGGTTTGGCGCTTGCATCACGCGTATGATCGCGTTGCCGCGAGGCATATTGAAGCCGCCAGCAAAGTTGGTCGCGGTCGGCTTCCAAACGGTGAAATTGCCGGCGTCACTCCATCGCATGCGCAGGGCGTTTGGGATGCCATTATTAAGAGGGTCGGTCGGATCGCTGGGCGGCACGCCCCATGCGATAAGAATTTGCTGCGGCATCGCCATTTCAATGCCGTCAGCGACGACCGGTGCCTGGGGAACGAGCTGCGCTTGCAGGAATGCCGATTCTGGTCCCCATTGATAGATGCCGTCGCCGGCAGGACAAGCCAATAGTATTTCGCCGAAGTTCACTAGCGACCAATCTGTGGCGGCAACCGGCGTTCCGGTGCCTGTCGGTGGACTAGAACCGTTACCCCATCCTCCTATTCCCCAGCCGCCGATCCCCCAGCCGGAAAATGGAGGTTGCGGGCTGAACGCTATGTAATACGTCGTGAGAACGTTGCCGCTGTTTTCGCTATTCGCCGCGTCCGGCACGAGATTGACTGTTGCCCCCGACAAGGAGCCGTCTGTCACCGCAGCTGGGCTCGGTGGGAAAATCGAGTAGCTGCCGGGGGTCGCGACCGTAAGGGCGCCCGTAAGCACGCCGCCTGCGGAGATCGTACCGGTGAGCGTCGCTGCTGTTCCGATGCCGCCGACGACCGTCAGCGTCACTGCGCCAGGGGGGCCCCCAGAGCCGCCGGATTGCACAAAAGCGCCCGTCACTGTCGCGGCGCTCGTGGAGGTCGCAAGCGTGTTGGCTGTAATAAAAAACCCGGCGGCCGAGACAGGCACTTGGACAATGTAATTGCCCGAAATCGTCACGCCGCCAACAGTGGTCGGAACCAAGACAGGAAATATTTGGCCTGCAGAAAGGCCATGATTTGCGAGCGACACGCCGATCGTCGCCGAGCCGCTTGTCGTCGTGAAAACCGGAACGTTGCCGGACGGTGCCGCGGTCGCTGTGGCGTTGGTGGCAGCCGTGATCTGATAAGTGTTCGCGCCGATGACATTGATGATTGGGTAGACGCCGAACAGAACGATGCCGCCCACCGACACTGGCGTTTGGATGAACACGGAATAGGTAGTGGACGGATTGGTGATGTTCACATCGATAATGGTGACGGTGGGGCTGTTGATCGTCGTCGAGAAGTTTGGCCCGGTATTGGTGACAGTTTGCTGCGGCGTGATATCCTGGATCATTCCAGCGGTGATGATCTGCAGCGAGCTGGTTCCGCCGACGGCCAAGCGGCGGTTCATGTTGAGGTCCTGCCACGGCAGCAAGGCGCGCGGAATATTGCCAAACGGGCCGATGACGTTAGGATAGTACTTGACCCAGCCGCCCATTTTCTCCGGCAGGCCCTGGCGCCAGCGGATGAATTGGCCGTCAGAGATGCCGGTTTCGTTCAAGATCGGCGACTTATCGAAGTCGAAGCCAGGGATCAGGCGGACAGTCTCGAAGGCCATCAACCACCCCTCATCGCATCAGGCCCTGACGGCCGCTTGTCCATGCCCGGAGGCGCCGGCAGCGCGATTGTGCCGCGGTAGCGCTTGCGCAGCTCCTCGGCGTCGGCCGAAGCGAGCAATAGGCCGTACTGGGATTCCCACGACTGGGCCATGCGCGGATCATCGGCCTGGGCGCCGAAGTTCTTCTGGTAGGCTGAAATGTGAATCATCGTCGCCGCCAGAAACAGATCGGGAATGTTGGTCGAGAGGAACGTCGTCGGGTTGCCGGCCGAGAGCGGGGTTGGCCGCTGCGTTCCGATGATCTCGACGGCGTAGCTTTGGTCAGGCCACGGCCCGAGCAGAAACAGGGATTGGCTCAGCCGCGCGAACTTGGCCGGCAGTGTCGCGCCCGCGCTCGATGGCCAGCAGAAATCGAGAAACTCCACTGATGTGGGCAGGAGCTGGTTGCGCGTGCCGCTGTCAGCGGCGGCTCCGGCCGGCGTGATGATGTTGATGCCCTCGACCACGACAAAGGCCGCTGGCACGTTGAGCTTGCGCTGGCTGGGCACGCAGGTCTGCGATTGGTCGGTCTGGCGCGTCGCGAGGAGATCGAGGTCGCGGTAAATGCGGAGTTCGGCGTAGTCGATCGCGCCCGGCAGTTCGGTGACGAGATAGGGATTGGTCGTCGAGGTGCCGGCGAGGTTGGCGGCCTGGGCGAGCCATGTCGTGTATGTCAGAGACATAGTTCAATCCGTTGTCATCAGCGTCGAGGCCGCCGTCTGCGACGGCGACACGCCGTAGGTTCCGGCCGCCCCCGGAGGCAGTCCCGAGAGCTGGTCGAGGATCAGGGTGCCGGAGGCGGCGCCGCTGGTAATCATGGCTCCGGTGCTGACGGAGCCTGACGTAATATTGGTCACTGTCATGATGCCGCGGTCGCTGCGGTGGGGATCGGGCGCGATCGAAGCTGTGAAGGACGCAATCAGCCCTTCGTCGATCGAATAGGGCTCGGGCCGCGCATTGAACAGCGGGTCCGGATCGGGCGGCAGAATGATTGCGCGTCTGGCCGCCTCGGAGGGCTTATCGAGACATTGCGGACACACGAGCAACTGTTTGTTGATCATGACGAGACCGGCCCAGTCCCACTGCCAGTCGAGCTTGTGCAAGTTAAAAATCATATTGCAGCGCTGGCACGTCCCCCAGGCGCGCGGGTGTGACGGGTCAACATCCGCTCCTCGGGGATGCGGTCGCCAGCTCATCTGTAATAGCGCCCGATGTTCGGCATGATCGTGATGTTGACAGTTTCGGCGCCTCGCGTCGTGGCATCTTCCCAGGCCACCTCGTATTCGCAGGCGAGCCCGGTCGCCGGAAGGCCGCGGCGCGAGCGCTGCCCGGCGCGCTGCGGAGCAAAATGCATAGCAAGTTTGAATGCAAGCCCGGCCTCGTAGGCGGCGAGGAAGCGCCATGGCAGATCGAGCGTCGCGCCTCCGGCGAGCGAGGTGTCCTGGATTTGTTGCAGCACGCGACATAACGCTGTGTAGGGCCCTCCAGCATCGGGCACGGGCCAAAACGTCAAGCTTGGCGTGATCTGGCGGTCGAACCAGAACGAGGTCGGTGGGCCCTGTTTGAGCTTGTTGGGCATCGCCTGATATTCGTAGGTCGAGAGCGGCCCAAGGATGCGATCGGTCGTGTTCTGGCCGCTCAGAGTTTCGATGTAGACGATGATGACCGCGATCGTCGTCGCCGGCATCACGTAGGTCTGCGTGCCCGGTGTCAGCGTTGCTGCGGGCGGGACCTGGATGGTCTCGGACTTCCACAGGTTCACGCCGCGGTTGGAGAACTCGATGTTGAGCAGGTTCGACTCGATGTAGGCGCGCTGCAGATGCTCGGCGGTGAGCACTGCGCTGGAGAGGCCGCACTTGGAAAACGCGTTAAGGACGAGGTCCGACGCGGCCGGGTTGAACGCCGTTGTGCCTGTCGAGGTCATGCCTCACCCGATAATCCAGATCGGAATCTCGTTGGTATACACCGGAACGACGTGCGTGCCACCTCCAACGGGGGCGAGCCCGAGGCCAGTCTGGATGGGCACGGTGCTGTCGAGCACGTAGGCGCGCCATCCAGACAACGTTGGCGGCGGCAGCGCAGAGACCAGCCAGTTGCGTTCCAGATAAGTATTGGTGCCGGCGGGGATCGTAGGGATGCTTGGGGTCGGCGTCGGCGGGATGTAGAGCGCGTAGATGCCGTCATCGCCGCGCATGAGTGCGCCGCCGAGCTGCACGCGCGGCCAGCGTATGTGGTGCAGGACCGGCTCCCACCCCACCGGCAGAATACCAAGCGCGATGGCGCCATAGATGCCCTCATCCCCGCGCAGGAAGGCTCCACGTTGCCATGTCCGCAGTGTGGGCGGTTGGACGGGCTGGACTTCCCAGCCCATTGGCAGGAACGACACGAGCGTGGTGAGCCCATCGTCGCCGCGGGCAATCGCCCCGCCGGTAAATATCTTGACGCGCGCGAGCGGCGGCGTTGTTTCAACAAACGGAGGAGTCACGAAAGGCATCGGCAACTGGATGCCGTCGTCGCCTCTGATCAGCGGGGAGGCGCGCTCGCGACCGAAATGCGGTGGCTGAAACGGCGCGATGGCCCATCCTTCCGGGAAGGGGCTAATCAGTCGCTGGTAGGCGCCATCGTCGCCGCGCGCAATGGCACCGGCTCGCTCCGGGCGCATCCGCGGAAAGACATCCGGTGACGGCCAGAACGTGATCGGCGCGGGGACCAGTACCAGCGGGGCGTCGACGCCGTCGTGGCCACGGATCAGCGGCGCGCCGCGCTCCCTGCCAAAATGCGGCGGTTGGACGGGTTGCACTTCCCAACCATAGGGCTGCGGCACGATGATTTTGGCCTCGATGCCATCATGCCCGCGCATGACAGCGCCAACGCGCTCGGGGCGAGGATGCGGCCACGCATCCGGCGCCGGCCAAGCCATATTGGGCAGCGGTGGCGGGGCGGCGGCGATGGCAACCAAGCCGTCATCGCCACGCATGAACATCGGGGCTGGGCGATGAAACCTCAGCTGGTCAGACCAACTTTCCCACCATGGTGCCAATTGTGAGAACGCGAACTGACTGAGTCCCTCCAACGCCTCGCCGCGACTGAGAAAGAGGCGCGGCAAATGC